GTTTCCCAGTCACGATCCAAACGGCATTGAGCTAGATGGCTGAAACTCGAAACGCCTGCCGGTGGACGGCTCACGAATCACTAAAGTTTGCGACGTTTTGTCATAGAAAAATTGACCGTTCGTTGCATCTTTTACACCAGCACCCGCCCATAATGGAAAGCTGCCATTACTATCAATTTCAAGGCGCGCATCAGTGCTTGATGAGGTCGTTTTTAATAACCCGGCAATGATGGTTCCTAGCGACGCAGAAATTGCAGAAAGATCACTAACAGATAACTTATCCGCTGTAATTGCACCTGCAGCAATTTTTCCTGCCGTAATAGCAAGCGCCGCAATTTTATCGGCGGTCACCGCATTAGAAACTATCTTGTCACTGCTGATTGAATTCGCAGCAATTTTTTCTGCAGTAATCGCTAACGCTGCAATTTTTTCTGCAGTTACCGCTAATGCGGCAAGCTTCCCAGTTGTAATTGAGTTGGCAACAATTTTATCGGCTTCGACAGAGTTGGCCATAAGCTTTGGCGCACTGATTGAGTTATCAGAAATATCTACACCCTTGATAGGAAATTTTCCCTCAAGCGTATTAATATCGCCCTTCGCTTCATTCAACCCCAAAACTGCCTGCAGTAAATCCGCATTAGCATCGGCCAACGCCCCCTGCAGCTCAGCCAAATCCTCAAATACCGGCGTTAAATCAATCCCCTTTCCTGTCACTGTATATTCGCCGGAATAGTTCAACCCCTGAAAACCCCAGGCATCCACTGCAGCAATGCGAATATAAGCAGTTTCAGCCTCATCCAACGGCACACCAATAACCGGGTTCATGGTGCGATCAACAACTAAATTTGTTTGCGCCGGAACAAAGCCGCTCACCGGGGATTTCCAAACGCTAATACCCACTAGATCGGCGACAGTTATTGGAAATGTGAACGTGACTGATGCCACACCAAAAAATGATTCAACAGCCAGATTTGAGAGTATCGGCGGTGCGGGATTATTTACCGCAAGCTGCGCACTACCAAGCGACATTTTCCCATTATTTCCAATCGCAAAAACCTTTACAGTAAAAGTACGCCCTACCCCAAATTCCTGCGCAAGCTCACCGGCAAAGTCCCAGCTAAGCCCCTCAACAATTTCGGTGTATAAGGTTGCTCCCAACACCACAACTTCAATCATGTGGCGATAGGAATCACTTTTCCACTTAACCTTTAACACTGGGCCAACAAACGATTCACGCAACACCAAATCATAAGGATTTGGCGGCGGCACAAAGTTCACATCGCGCGTATCAACGGTGACTGTTATCCAGGGACCACGGAATAAATTTACTGCAGCAAGTCGATAAACAATAACGCCGGGGTCCGGCTTGTGCTCATACCTATTTTGGTAAACATAACCCGCATCTATAGGATGAAAATTTGAGCCCCCATCGAGACTAAATTGCAGGTCAGTTTTATCCGCATTTTTTAACGACCAGGTAAGGATCACTATTGGTTTTTCGATAGTACCGCTCAAATGTGCTTGCAGCTCAGATAAAACTGGGGCCGCTGATTGCGGCCCCGGAATGTTGATTGAATCTGGCGGTATTACATCCTCACCAAAAATATAAGGTCGCGGATCATCAACAAAAGCTTCAATTCTTACATTCGCGCCATCACGCTCGATCTTTGTGACTTTTGCGTAAGTCACATGGTCGGAACCATCCCCCAGCACAAACATGGGCCGCTTGTAATTCGACTCAAGGCGCACATGCTCCCAGTAAGCATTACCCACAACCCGCAACGAATACTCATCGATTAATTCGACTTCATACGCCGGTAGCGGCCTGCCATCCAGATCGATCATGATGATGCGCGGATTAGTAAAATATCCAGGCCGAATGCGCTCACTCAATCTAAGCACATCAACACCGTCAAAATCGACGATATCACCCGATACCTGCCTTACCCCTTCAGCGCCGATCAACCAGTGGCTAATCGCAATACGCGAGCCATAAAACGGTATCCTTCCCTCGATGCCAGTATCAAAAAATACTTGCTTGCGCCGATACCGATTTGTTGCGGCGATAAACATGCCCAATTCTTTCGCACGGGTGGCATTCGTCACACCAAATAACTCAACTGTGCGCGGATTAAGTGAAGCACTATCTGGCAACGCGCAAGGCAGCTCCCTAACCCTAAAATCGTTGTCCTCATCCTGGAATTTAACAATCACAGAGTCAGCGGTTTCCTCAAGAACTGTCGCGTGCTCGATGCGAAAACTCCCTCGGAGAATATTTCGCATGGTGAAAGCTTGAACAGCAACAGTCTGCAATTCATCGCGCACGAACGTATAGAAACCGCCCTTATCAATTGGGGTAATGCGGCCAGGTGTACCAGCCTTAACAATCGCATCCCAAACCGTTACACCTTCAGTATCAAAATATGCATTGAACTCATGGCCCAACGGGTCGAGCTGCTGCGCCAACTGGAAAAGCCTCTGCAGGTCGTAATTCAAATCTGAACGGTTACCGGCGTAATTCGCACGGCACAAATCTGCTATGGCCCACGCTATAGAATTGGTTAATGAAAGCTCCTCATCCCAACCATCTACCGGGTTCCACTTATACAAATGGCGCGAGCAGACCACACTCATATCGGTTAAAGCACGATTGCCAATCTGCTCGCTCGCACGGATCGCGATCGCTAATCGCGTGTTAGGGCTGGAATCATCAGGATCATGCAAATACCCCTTTAATCCGGCCCACATCACATTATCCTGAACGTATTGGGAATCGTCTTTCCAAGTCAGCCGCTGCAATCGCACCTGGTAGCGGCCGGGATCAACTGTAAACTCAAATGTGCGACGGATTGCGTCGCGCGATGAGCCCGATAACGATCCAACGCCCAAAGAAAACCAATTACCATCAGGCGCATTCGCATCAGTAATTTTTTGTGCCTGCACATTGAACTCAACGACTTTTACCGACAGTTCACCAGTGCTACGACTTTGCACAGCAAGACCCGGCGACGTCACATCAACTGCAATTTTTGTAACCTTTGTCCCTACGTCATTCACAACGTAAGCAGCAGTAACCGCATCGAGCAATTCAATATTATTGATATCGTTTGACTCAATTACACCGGACGGAAAAATAGTAGGAACTTCACCAGGGGGGATTACTTCAATTTGTACGCCTTGGAAGTTGGAAAGCGGCGTATCCTCGAAAGTAATAGACGATACATTTACATCGGCAACACCCTGCGTTATTCGAAAAATTAAATGTAAGTTTTGATCATTATTTGCATCGTAAGTGGAGAATGCAGGCTGATCAAAATCAGGCACAATACGAAGTGTTCCGTAAAGAATTGGCCCCCTCGTATCAGGGCGATAGCGATTACCTCTCGCACTTATTGAATAAGTCGGACTCCCCTCTTTGATATCTGCAGTTTCGGGCAACCCCGGTTCAGGCATTGTTAAAATGTAAATTGCACTGATAACCGATAAAACAACAAACGCCCAGTAGATATAGACAAAAATCTGAGGGCCTCGCGGATACTGCTGGATTTCTAATTTGTCGCCCACCTTGATTTCAATGGAATAGTCTGACTCCATCAGCTCCACACCATTCAGAATCACAACCATCGGGCACTCATGCATTTTTGCCCAATAGCCACTGTCCCTCAGCCAATCCATGACAGTCATACCCACGCGAATTTGATACTCTTTTGCGTCACCACCAAATAGTGAACCACGATAATTAGCAATTGCACTCATAAAAACCCAGTATTTTGTAAGTCTCTTTAATTTCATTAAAGGTGCTAATAACAACACCGGTTGTTTGCTCACAATGCGTTACCATCAAATCCCCGTTAATTTCAACACACACGCCAACGTGATCTGCAGACTTAAATAGCTGCAATTCCACAACACAAAACGGTTTTGGCTCATCTATCGGAGTGAAGTATTTTCGTAGAGGGGAATGTTTTAGAGCGATTGCGGCATGAAAGGGGTTTGACCCACAGTAGTTAACGGGAGGAAGTTTAAGCCCTTTGTAATCACGCAATACAAGCAACACGTAATCACCACAGCAAAAAGTCTCCGCATTCCATTCAAGAAATTGATACGGCTCAACGTCAAACATCAAGGGTTCGACCATTCAAGTTTGTGAAGCCAAGAGTCATTTGCACAACCAGCATGCTTACTGAAACATTTTTAACTTGCATTTCAGACGGCCTACTTACACCAATAACGGAATTTAATCGTGCATCAAATGCAACATATCGAACGGTTGCTGCAATTGGCTCCAATGAATCGCTAGCTACTGCCAGGTAAGGCAGGGCTTGCGAGGAAATACCACCAACCGATACAGAAAAATTATTACCAGGCTCGGTATTAATTGATTCTTGGGGAGCCTTAAAGGCTACCCCCATAAAATCCACCAATTCCCCAGGGTTCGCAGGCGCGTAATCTTCAAGTTGAACCTTGATATCACGGTCATACGAAATCATGCGGATTGGCTGCGGAAATGCAGAGTGCCGCAATTCAAAACTGAATAGGTCTACAACACTGGTTTTCGCGCGGGCATACGCTTCTTTTTGTGCGGGCGTTAACTCGTTCATTGCGTCGCATGCCCCCCACTAAATACATAGGATGAGGCGGGCAGAACGTTAGCACTGCGGTTAATAATACCCATAGAAACTTTAGTAACCCCACCGTCTAGATACCACTCAAAAACAAGCTCAGCCATAGTTGAATTCGCGCTACTGGGGTCACTAAGAGGAAATATAGCTATAGTAGTACCGAAAGCAGTATCGTTAGTAAACGGCCTAAAAAACACCGCTGCGGCATCCACAGCCACAATATCGGTGCTGACAACACCAAAAAATAAATTCTCGCGACTGTTTGCCGATATATCAGAGGACACGGTAACCCCCCCAGATAAAGAGGCGGAGCGGCTAGAAGAGAGTTTAGAAAACAGGAAATTAAAAGCACCAATTTTGGCGCTCTTACCACTAACCCACGAACTCACATGAGAGCCGTTAAAGGTCTGATTGCTAGGTATAGAACTAAAATCAGCCAATTGCTGGGTCAAACAGGTTACTGCTGCAGTCGTCATGTTCTTGGTAACACCAAGAAATCTCTGAATGCCCACATTAGAGGAAGTAGTCCCTTGTCCACGATATTGGAATACAATCTTCTTGTATGTAGTCCCAGATACAGTCCACTCCATAGCGCCGACCTTTACCAATAAATCCCTGGTATTTGCGTTACCGAGGGCATATGGGTACGTTGTCCCTGCAGTCAAGGAAACCAGAAAGGAGGCAGAGGCAGACCCACCAGCAACCAAAAAAGATTTTCCGCGAGGAATTACCCAAAGATCGTCAAAAGAAGCCAAATCATCTAACGCCTGATCAGATGAAGCGATAGCGCCAACACCCACATCAACTAGCGATTGAAGTGCTTGGGCGAGCGTACTGGCCGGGCCAAACGCCCCACCCTGCTTGGCACTAAGGAAACTCAATTCAGTTGATGGCGTGACACCTCCACCCGCCGAAGCCTCAGATTTTTTAGCGTAGTGCTTAGACGAAAATCCAATTGGATTTCCATCAGCATCAGTCACCGGCACATCCTCATCATTTTGGGCAAACTGCATTGCAATGTTTCGGCTAAGGGCAGCTTCAGCAGCAGCAGCTTCTGACGCATTTTTAGCAGCGACAGCATCAGTCACCACACTACCCACCGAAGACGCACTAGCAGCAGCACTGGAAGCCGAATCTGCCGCTGCAGCTGCACTAGCTGAAGCATCGCCAGCTTTGGCTGTTGCAGTAGTGGCGGCACCCGTTGCAGTACCTGCTGCAGTAGTGGCTTCCCCAGCTTTTGCTATTGCGGTGTCAGCTGCAGAAACAGAAGCGATAGCAGCATCTTCCGACACATTTTTAGCGGCGATAGCATCGTCTCTGGCAGATTCAGCTGCAGTCACTACACCATCAACAGAGGCAGCGCTTGTAGCAGCACTGGAAGCCGAACCAGCAGCTGCAGTTGCGCTAGTCGAGGCCTCGCCCGCTTTGGTAGTTGCAGTTGTTGCAGCGCCCGTTGCAGTGCCTGCTGCAGTAGTGGCTTCACCTGCTTTTGTAGTTGCCGTTGTAGCGGCACCTGTTGCAGTAGTTGCTGCGGTAGTCGCTTCACCAGCTTTTGTGGTTGCAGTGGTAGCCGCACCAGCTGCAGCGGTGGCCGATCCACTCGCAGAGGTTGCACTGGCCGAAGCTGCAGTTGCCGAAGTTCCTGCAGCAGTAGCAGACAATTGGGCTGCATCACGGGCCGCAATAATCTGCTCATACATTTGCTGAATTTCATTCGCAATCGGATTTTGCGCATCTTCAGAAAATTGCAGCAATTCATTGATTGAAGTTGCCGCACCGGCGCCCACTTGAATATTGCCTAAATTCCAGCGACGCGATGAATTACCAGCCAATGGATGACTAAGCGATACCTGGTAAAAACCCTCTTGAACATTCTGCGTATAGTGGCCACCAGCATTGGTGGTAAACGCACCATCCAAACCCTTTAAAATCCCAGCCATCTCATTGCGCTTGGACGTAAGATAAATTGTTGCATTTGCCAATGGCGAACCATCAGGAAGAAACAATGTACCTGTTAAAAGCCTTGCCATATCAACTCCAATTAATAAATTGTTCATCAGTTTCTAGAGTGAAAGAGATCTTCCACTTCACGCCATGCCTGGCAATAGTTGGATAAGTTGTGAATCTGCATAAATGCATGCCGACAGCATTGCCGGTTAACATAGGCGCTTGAATTAAATCAGCACCGGCGTTTGCATCCTTATCAAAAAAACTCCAAAAATCTGCTTTCTGTTTTTCATCAACAAGCATTGAATATGTATTGCTTTTAATTGTTGATGAAGAAACACGAGTGACACGATCAAGGCCAGACTCCATTTGCTGCCGCCGAACAGGTAACTCACCGGAATTTGAAAATCCCTCTAGTAAAAACTCTTGAGGAAGAGATGCCGGCCAAATTGGATAACTCATCATTAGTAAGCTCCTTTAACTGCTAAGCCATAACGGCTTTCCATCTGCCGAAAAACACCGCGCCCATTACCAAGATCATCACGAAGCTGGCGATCAACCGCTTTCAAAACAATCCTCAACGTATCCTCATTAATCATCGAAGCTTCTGCTGCAATCGGTTGATTCGTCGCATTATTAATAACCTCGATTTTCATGGAACTGCCACCACCCGCACCCTGCAAAAATGCAGTTAGATCACGGTTCTGTTTGGGGCTAACAACACGCTCACCTTTATCCAAAAGGTAAGTGCTTTCCTTTGGAACATTCGTTAAACCACCGTGAGCGATATTGACCGAATTGATGTTACTGACTATTCCAGCAGTAGCACCGACAACAGAGGCCATTGCAGCAATATTCATTGGCCAAGGATTAGCTGCAGCTTCAGCGATACCTGTTTGAATCGCGATGGTTGCCCTCGCGATAGCAGAGGCCTTTTCCGCGACCAGAAGCGCTTTACGCATTCGTGAACTTTTACCGCCAAACTCTTCTGTCAAATCACCAAGAGAGGAAAATAGTGATTCGGCGCCCTGCAACTGGATCGCACGACGCTTAAGCTCATCAGCTGCTGCCTTTTCCTTTATATCCTTTAATCGTGCTTGATGCGTTTTCTCCTGCTCTTCACGCGCCTTTTGGAATTCAAGCTCTAATTCCGCTGTTAACAACCCTTTTTCTTTTAGGGCATCAAGCTCTTTTTTTAACTCCTCTTGCTGCCGCAGATAACGGAACGATTCCAAATCAACAACTTTTTTATCAGCTGCTAAGGCCTCCTCATGAATGCGAGCAAATTTATCGCGCTGAATTTCAATTTCCTTTTCTGCAGCCTCACGCTCCTTTTTTTCCCGATCAAGCATTGCCTGTATTTCCTGCCGCTGTTCTAACTCCCAATCAAATCCATCTTTTGCAGCCCCAGAGGTAACCAGCGTTTCACTCCGGGTTTTTGGTTTATCAGGCGCGACGCCAGCTGTATTAGCTTCAGCGATTTTTTTGTTGGAAAGTTGCGCCTGCAATTCACGCCGCTTGTAAGCATCCGCCAGCATTAGATCAATTTGATCAAGCTGTTTTTGTAGCTCTTCTTTGCTTGTGAAAAAATCAGTGTTTCCACCCTTGGAAAATCGTTCCCACATGCTGTCCGACATACTGGAAAGGATTTGATCGCGTCGCTGCTCCAGACGAACAACGTCATCTGCAGAAATACCGTTAAGCATCGCAGCGGTTTGCTCACCAACCCATCCAGTAAAATTGCTAAGAGCAGCGATCCCCTGCACAACAGCTGAAGAAATTTCCGTGATACCAATGGCGATATTAACCAAACCTTGCTGTGTAGCCGGATCGTTAATATCTTCGGTAAATTGATTGAGATGTGGCAGCACTGCAGTTGCCAGGTTAAGACCAATACCCTGCAAGGAGGTTTTTAACTTATCCAGGTTATCGTTAAATTCACCCGCCGCTGCAGCAGTTTCGTTTGAAACCAAAACGCCAAGACGCTTTGCTTCAGCACGAAACAATTCCATTTCTTTGGTGCCACCATTGAGCATAGGAATTAATTTAGGCCCGGCGGATTTACCAAATAAATCCATCGCAAGCGCTGTTTTAATTGGCCCGTCTTCAAGCTGGGCAAATTTGTCAGCTACCTCACCCAACAAATCTGAATTACTTTTCAGATTACCATCGGCTTTTTGAACGCTAATCCCCAAGGCTTCAAAAGCATCTGCCCCTTTACCCGTTCCCTGAAATGCATCAGCAGTTGATTTATTGAACTTGGTCAGCGCACCATTCAACTCCTCATTTGCCACACCGGCAAACTTCGCTTGGTACGCATAAGCACTTAAATCTTCTGCCGTCACATTTAAGCGCTGGGACTGCTCATCAAATGCATCAGCCGAATCAATTGCACTTTTAGTTAACGCAAGCAACCCGGCGGAAAAAGCTGCAGTTCCACCAATTGAGCCGATGGTAATGCCTTTAGTGATTTTGGTAACACGATCACCCCCCGATCGTGACTGGGAAAC